GAAGTTCCATGTGAGGACTCGTCAGGAGGTTATTGGAGTAGTTCCCGTTTCCGAGGATGCTCCCGCTCCGACACATTCTAAGATGGTCGATTTGAGACATAAATATACTGATGCTGATTTCGTCCCTGTTAAGTCTGATGTTGATGTTAACAAGCTGTCGAAACTCCCTACTGTTAGTGTGGTGACACCATCAGAGTTTGAGAGTAAGCTTGTTAAATGGATGGAACGTACTGATGAGGATTCTGCTAAGTTTGGTAAAGCGATTTGTTCGTTTGCTGATGCTTTGCACCATATTGAGAATCGTATTGCTCAATTGGATTCTGCGGATTTAGATCCAGAGGATGCTGATTTTGAGATGCCTCCTCGTGGAAACCGTGGTAAGAATAAGCCTCGTAAACGTACTCAGAAACGTCAGAACTATGTTGTCTATGAAAAGGACGTTCAGAATATTGTTGATGGCGTGATGTACCATGATGGTCAACGTGTCAAAGCTCTTCCAGGCTCTCTTCCAGAGGGAGAGTGGACCTGGAGACAGCGTAAGGCCGATGGTAATGTTGAAGAGATACATGTCTTTGTGTCGAAGGCAGGAGCCAGACAAGGCTTTGAAGCCCTTACGACACAGTCACAACGTTGGGAGGTTGGATCGGTTCGTCATGTGATTGGTGACGTTTTGAAAGAAAAGAATGGGGTTTATGAAGAACTCTCCTCTTGTGCTGTTGCTTGGTGTGGCGTCGTGATGAATAAACACGCTTATGAAGAGTGCACACATGTTCGATTTGGAGATAAAATTTATCCTCGTTCCGCCATCAGTCACAACCTCAAATACAATAGTGACTTGGTTGTTATGAAACCCATTGACGGTATGCCGAAAGGCCTTCCGAAACGTCGTTTTGAGGAGCCTGCCTTGGATCAGCGTGTTTTAATGCTGAACATTGGTAGTAACTTAAAGGCTAATGAAGCTGTTTCGGAAGGCTTTGTTAAGGCCGTTGATGAGAAAGGTGCTCATGGAGTACAGTTGAGAGTTACAAACTCAACACAACCTGGAGATTGTGGTGCTCTGTATTTGAATACAAATAGCTCTGTTGTTGGTTTCCACTTTAAACGCGGTACGAAGGGCGTTGATAACTTAGCCATCCCTGTGACGGCTGAGTTCCTTCAGCTTCAACCAAAAAACTGAACTTGCCCTTAGGCGCGCGGTTCTTCGCGCGGCCTGAGGGCAAGCCTGCTCGAGTGTTATTGCCCGTGCAGGCTGTGGGATTTGTGCCCTATAGACCTATAGGCAAATCTCACTTTGTTCATGCTCCGTGGAACGTGTCTGATGCTGAGAATCCTTATATTCCGAGTGATATGTCTGAGGAGGCTTTGCGTAAGTGTTTGGCAAAGTACCCTCAATTGGTTAAACCGTATACTGATGAAGAGCTTGGTGATGCTTATCATTGGTTGCGTGAGCAAATGCTCCCAATTTGGTCCTCGTGTAAAGTTTGGACTCAGCAGGAAGCAATTGATGATTGTGACCTTAGTAAAGGTAGTGGACATCCTTATCATTATGAGGCCCCTACTAAAGAACAGGCACTTGATATGTTTGCTTCTGAAATTGAGCGTGACACTGAGCGTGTGTTAGCTGGAGATGAAACAGTGGATATGCCTTCTTGTCTGACCCTAAAAGATGAGTTACGAACCGAAGAACGAGTAAAAGCGCATAAAACTCGTGGCTTCAATGCGTCGAACTTTGTCCATCTTTTGGCTAGTAAACGTCTGTTTGGTGATCAAAATAACAGACTTCATGAAGCCCGTGGATCGCATCCTATAACTCTTGGAATCTCTGTCCCTGGTGATGAATTCGTATCTGCTATACTTAGGCTTGGAAATGAAGCCAATGATGCAGATGGTGACGGGTATGACTTGAATGTCAATCTTGGCCTTATGCGAGTTATCCGTGATGTACGGAAGAGTTTTCTTCCTGAGGAGTTTGCTGCAGCGGTTGATCTTTTGTATGATACCATATATGCAGGAGATACGATTGCAGCTGGTGTGATCTATCGGTTGATTTGCCAGAAGAGTGGCTGGGCGAATACTGGTGATGATAACAGCCTCCATTTGTGGTTAGCATTGTATATTACTCATAAACGGCTGGGTGGCTCTATTACTTCTTGGTCCAATTTAATCAATGGTGATGATTGGGCAACTGGAAAGATGGAACCCTGTGGCTATAAGTTTGTTGATGTTGTTGCTGACTTAGCTAAAAACGGTATCAAGATGTCTTATGAGAATCCTGAGTCGCGTTCAGCTATGGAGATAACTTTTCTTTCACACTCGATCCGTGAACGCTTTGTGCGTGGATTTGGAGATGTGTTAGTTGCCGCTGGAAATCGTGCCAAATTGCGCTCTTCGCTCAATTGGGTTCACGTTAATGATACTCTTACTTTTGAGGAGTCGTGCTTAGCACATTTATTAGGAATACGCCTGTGTCTCTGGCCTTGGCGCGCTGATTTTCTTGAGGTTGATGAACTTGTGCAAGAGTTTCTTGACAAGATGCCCCATAAATCACAAACAACGCGTCAGATTCTTAAGGCTAGATTGACCGAAGAACACATTGCTCTCATACATTTCTCTATGGAGGGAGGTTTTTGTTTTTCTCCGCTCTCCATTCTTGATGAGGTTGATCAGGTAACTTATGGCCTCATAAAGAAGATCTTGGAGATTGTATGTTAAGTCCTACGATTTTTAAATTATTGCAAAATGCCGAACAAACAAATTCAAAAACGAGTGAAGAGGGGATGGAAGGGACCGATGCGCAAGGCTACGAAGCAAGTCGAAAAAGCTCTTGCTCTTGCCGAGAAGCGACGGAAGCAGGCAGCGACTGGCTTTCGAAAACCCCCGAAAGGAAAAGATCGGGTTCCCAAATATCCAAGTCGGGATACACGGGACTTTGCGCCGACGGACAGAGAGACTGGTTCGATGGATTCGATGTTGACGAGGAAGGATTTGAGTTCCACTGCTCCAATGGCGATTCCAGCTGTTGCCTTAACTGGTGGGCTGGGCGCCTCTGCAGTGAAGGCTGGGGTCTTCTCGAACAAGAAGAAAGAGAAGTCGCCAGCGATCTACGTGCCTCCAACGTGGGTAACTCATTCCGAACCTCCCCATCTAGGTTATCCAAGAAGCGACGGTTCAGTTCGTCGTCCCCTTGAGGGACCTAGTTCCACCCCAAATACGGAAATATTTACAGCACCGGTGATTGTTGGTGTTCAAAAACATGGTTCTCATCCGAAGATGTGGGCAAAAGCTCGCAATGGAGAAGTTGAGGTTGTTGTTGAGCATACTGAGTATCTCTGTGATCTGGTTGCTTCGTCTGGGACAGGGTTCCCAACAACCGCTCAACAGTACCAATTCTTTGCGAATCCTGGTCAAGATGCTACTTTCCCATGGTTGTCCAGTCTGGCTCAATTGTTTGACGAGTACAAGTTTGATTACTTGGAGTTTAACTATGAGCCAATTGTTGGCACTAATGTTGGTGGAAAGACTGTCATGACTTATGACCCGGATGTCCTGGATGATTTTCCTGATACCAAAGCGCAAATGCTCGAAGCTCGTGTGCAGTTGGATATCCCAGTCTGGACTCGTGGTTGTTTGAAAGTACCAAAGGATCTTCTGAACCAGTATCTGTTTGTCAGACCTGGGTCAGTGCCTGTTGGTGCTGATCAACACGTTTATGATTGTGGAGTTGTGAATTTAGCACTTCCTGGAGCTTCAGGTGCTGGAACAGTTGGTGAATTTTTTGTGTCGTATAAGTGTCGGTTGAAGACGCCAAATGGTGGCACTGTCAAAGAGGATAAGACTGCAGTAGTTGGTGTTTCTCTTGCAGCTCCTCTTGGCACCTCGTTTAACACTAGTGCACAGAGTACGCTTGCTCCGATTTGGGTTTCTGGAACTCAGTTTCGGTTTTCTGCGCCTGGTGTTTACTATGTGATTACCGGTGATGGTGGAACTGGTTTTACAGGTGCGTGTACGTTGACAGCGCCAGCTGGTGCACCGACAGCTATACTTGATCAGAGTGCGGGTAGTGCGACGTCTTTCATCAGTTGTCATGTGATTAATGTGATTGATGCGTCTGGTTTGTATACACTAACTGCCCCTGCAAGTGCTGCGACACTAACTGCTCGAAATATCCGTATATTTGATCACGATCTTGATAATTGAATTGTTGGCATTGTGTGTTCACTTTTAATGTGCTTAAAAGACAAAAGATATAAATACCGAAACTCAGATGTGGTGGGGGCGTAGGCAATGGTCAAGCGCTCCCCATGTGGGGATTAGGGACACCGTGCGAGAGAGTGCACTCTCGACAGTGTATAAATTGGGCGTTGGTTTGTATGTTGGTAATTTCAAACTCGACGTTGGATATCTCCGGTTTGTTGTTATTGGCATACATTATGAAGTGTAAGTCCCGGTTGGTGGC